AAAATTTATGTTATAATATATATATGAAAAATTAAAAGAAAGCGAGTAAACAGTAATGAAACAGGAATTTATAGAGTTTTTGGATGCACTAATGCGAGCAGCGCCAGAAGTTGTAGAGGAAAAGGGTAGTGAGACCATTATGGCTTACATCGAAGCTATGAGGGAGAATACTAAAAAGCAAGAAAGTTTAACTGAAAATGGGGCGCGGGTCTTAGCATTTTTGCAGACAGCTGACTCGCTTACTTTTAAGGCTAAGGATATTGGAGAAGCGCTCGGTGTAGCGTCAAGAACAGTATCTGGCGCATTAAGAAAGCTGGTAAATGATGGATTTGTTGATAAGATGGGTGAGAATCCCACAATTTATTCATTGACAGAAAAAGGAAAAAATTATAATATAACAGAAGGAGAAAATTAATCATGAAGAAGATGGTAAACAAGGTACACCTCGAAGGAAGACTTTATCAGCATAGTTTGGAAAAGAAGGTAACCGGTCCTCAGTCTAAGAAGCCGGGTACAGAGTATATTCAGGGTAATATTGAGGTTGCAACAGACGAGGATGTAACAAATATCGTATCTGTTCACTTCTCATATATCACAGAAGTAACAAGCACAGGCAAGACAGATTCAAGATTTAAGGTATTGAGCGATATCATTGATGGCAAGTATCTTACATGCATGGCTGATGGTGCGGAAGTAGCTACAAAGATTTCTGTAGACACATCTATCGGCGTAAATGATTTCTATACTGATCGTCAGGTAGACGAGAATGGTGATCCTACACTTGTATCTGCAAAGAGAAATGAGGGTGGTTTCATTAGAGTAGTCAATAATCTTAAGGAGTCTGACAAGGATAGAAACTACTTCAATGCAGACATTGTTATCACAGGTGTTACAAGAAAGGAAGCTGACGAAGATAGAGGACTTCCTGAGAAGGGAATTATTAAGGGCGCAATTTTCGATTTCAGAAATGCAGTTCTTCCCGTTGAGTTCTCTGTAACTAATCCCAAGGCTATTGATTATTTTGAGGGTCTTGAAGCAACAGCTAAGTCACCTGTTTTCACATCAATTAAGGGTACTCAGATTTCTGAGGTTGTTAAGAAGACAATTACAGTTGAGGGTGCTTTTGGTGATGAAGTTCGTGAAGTAGAGAACAACCGTAAGGATTGGGTAATTTACTGGGCACAGAGTGAGCCTTATGATTTTGATGATGAGTCAACAATCACAAAGGCAGAACTTGCAAAGGCTATGACAGATCGTCAGACAATGCTTGCTGAAGTTAAGCAGAGATATATGGATTATAAGGCATCAGCTACTCCCACAAAAGCAGCTGCCACAGGTGGAGACACTTTTGAATTTTAATCATAGGAGGTAACAAGATATGGCAATAAATTTGCTTGCACTTGAGCCTCATAAGGTTAGTAGAGATTTATCAGGATACATTAGTTATATTTATGGAACTCCCAAGGTAGGTAAAACTACCTTGGTATCCCAGTTCCCCGGAGTACTTCTCCTCGCAACTGAAAAAGGATATAACGCTTTACCTGGTATCTTGGTACAGGATATTACTCGTTGGGGCGATATTAAAGAAGTAGTTAGAGAATTAAAGAAGCCGGAAGTTAAGGAAAAGTTTAAGACTATTGCTGTTGATACTATCGATGTAGCTGCTAGTTATTGCGATAAGTACATTTGTAATCAGCTTGGTATTGAAACACTTGGCGAAGGTGGATGGACAGTAAATGGATGGGCTAAGTACAAGAAGGAACTCGAAGAGACTTTCCGCACAATCACAAATTTGGGATACGCACTTGTATTTATTAGCCATGATAAGGATAAGGAATTTACTCGTAAGGATGGTACAAAGTATAATCAGACAGTACCAACAGTACAGAGTTCTGCAAATGAAATCATCAAGGCTATGGCAGATCTTTATATGTATGCAGTTATTGATGAAACAACTAAGGAACGTAAATTAATTCTTCGTTCACTTGATGGGACAGTAGATGCTGGATGTAGATTTAAGTATATCGCACCGGAAGTACCCCTTAGTTATGATGCTCTTATCGCAGCTATTGGAGAGGCTATTGATAAGGAGGCTGCAGAGCATGATGGTAAATTCGTAACAGAAGAGAGAGAGAAAGCTCCAACAACAGCAGTTGAATATGATTATGATGCTGTAATGAAAGAGTTCAGCGAAATCACAGGTAAGTTGATGGGTAAGGACACTTCATTCTATGGACCTCGTATCACTCAAATTGTTGAAAAGATTTTGGGTAAGGGAAAGAAAGTATCCGAAACCAAGAGAGATCAAGCTGAATTTATTTATCTCATTAATGAGGAATTAAAAGACCAGTTTGAAAAAGAATTAAAGTAAAG